CCCCAATCTGCGCCGATAAGGACAGCAGCCGCTAGTCTCATGAATGAGTTGGAAGAACTCGTGTTGTATTTTCCAGAGTTTTGCACTCCGGGGAAGTTCAATTTCATGAGGACGCCATCACTAAGAGAGTACACAGAGTTAGCCTCGATGTGTGCTTTCTTGTATAGCATTCCCTGGTAGTATTCAGTTTTGCAGGAGTTTAGCTCAGTTCTAAAACGAGCTTCCAACTCCAGCAACCATGAAGGAACTGACCAGTCCCAGCCACTAATGTCCGCTGCGGCGAGCTTTTCCACACCATGATCTTTCACAACTCCTATTAGAGATGCAATGGCTTCATCGGAGAACCCCATGCCAGGCTTGGAAGGTATATCCCTCCAGGAAGCAATTTGGGCCTTGTTGTAATGTTTGCCGAGTACCATTTCGATAAGTTTATCAACTAATGAGACGGACATAATGAGCCTAAAGCGCTTTTGGGCGCACTTTTCTCTTTTATGCGGTTCATTCTTAATGAAAAGACGAACGGGGTCCATGTAGTTCTTCTTAACGAGTTCCTCAGGCGTCATAGCTTTGATGTCAGCCAGGGAGGTATTCATCATGAGCTCAATCCTATCGAGAGTTGTGTTAATGAGGTAAGGCGTAGCGTAGTCCAACAAGTCACCGTTGGTTCGGTATTTCTTGGAATATGGTATGCCAGGTCCTGCATCCCTTTTGATCTCTGGGAGGAGAGCGGTGATGTACCACCAGTATGCTTCTCTGTTGTAAGAGTGGAGTGTGTGTGGTGTGAAAATGGGTTTATACAAGGGTTTGAGGAGGTCTATGACCCTCCGCAGTTCATCAGCGAATGGTTCTACTGTTTGTTTGCGGCGAGATGACTGATAAGTAAAAGAAGCAAGTTCTGCTGCTGCTCCCCTGTCAGGCCATTCAAACAGTCCAGCCCATTGGGGGTTTTGTTGCTCGAAAAGCTTCCACATTGCTGTAGACTCTGTTCGGCTGGTTCCTTCCTGGGAATAGTCTGTGTGACCGATAGTGGTGTACCCGGCTGTGGGCTGTTCTTCTGACCACACGTAGGTGGTTTCAGTCCAGCCTGGGCACTTGTGCACGCGGGTTTCGTCGATACTCCAGCTGACCCGCTCATCTGGATTGGGGAGTTTAAAGTCTCCTTGAGTTGTGCGGGTTGTGCTGTTGAGGGGTCAACTACTGGTGTTGGTTCGACCGGTTTAGGGTCGGCTTGCTTCTTTCCTTTACGTTTTCGCAAGTTAACAGTTGTCTTAACTGTGTCCGCGTTGAAAGCTACAGCCCCTTCCTCCTCACTTCTCTTTGCGTCAAAGACAAGCGTTTGTTCTGTTAGGACCAGTTTAGCTCCGTCTTTGGCCGGCTTAACTACAGCCGTCGCTTGAGGCTCTGTGAGACAAAGGGGTAGTGGTTGAGGGGGTTTCAACTCTGGATAAATGTTTGGCACAGCAACTATTTGCGCAAGGGCGGCTGGAGTTACATCGACAGACACCTTTGGGGGTAGTTGCTTGAGGACGTCTCCGTTTACTTTTCCCGTAGAGGCCAGCTCATTCATTAACTGAACAAACATTCCTTTCTTTCGGTACTTCTCAACGACAGCATCCAGGGCCATATTTATCAAGCGGTCATCAGCTATGATTGCAGCGAATGCGTGGCGAACAGGGGTTAACAGCTCGTTCACTTTGGCTGTAACTTCCTCTCCTGTTGCCTTGAGGGTTTTAAAATTGCACTTGGAGCAGACCTTGTTGTACTCCTGGGTAAGACCGCAATGGGGGCAAATGGTTATAGTTTCTTTTGAAGATCCATAACCAATTGTCACAATCCGTTCATCCATGTCATCCAGGACGCGAGCCCACGCTGATTTCTTTGGGATGTGATTGTCTTTCGGTTCATACGCTTGCATGTAATACTTTCCTGACTCAACAGTGCCGTACTTGTAATACTTGTCTTCAGTGTAAACGAAAGCATCGTAGTCTTCTTCGTAGTCCTGATCTTCATCAGACACATCCTCATACGCGGGTTCAGCTGCGTATGATTCCTTGGTTTGGAAAATGTGACGTGGCAAAGCTGTTCCAATATTGTAAGCCCTAGAAGGATGAGCTTCTGTGTGGACTCCAATAATTCGCAACTTTGCGTCTAACAATGGTGTGCCTGACCACGAGGGCAGGGTGGAGGCGCCGTACTTGAGGCGCCACGCACTAATAGGTGCTGCTAGTCCGATAGACATGCCGGTCTCGCCATCTCTGTTGCCAAAGAGGGTTACACCTGTTCTTGCGGTTAGGTTAGTTCGCGTCTTCCCGACCTTCATCCCGAGTTGGGAGAAATAGCCTGGAGGAACTTCGATTATAGCGAAATCCAGTTCCGTAGAATGTGATGCGGCCAGCATAGTCCATTCTGGTTTAAGAGGCAATTTTCCTCCTTTGAATCCAATGTTTATGGATGAAAGCACGTGCGATTCTATTACATGGTATGCTGTTAATATCGCATGTTTGTTGTTAAACATAATTCGAGAGAACATTCCGACTACTGTATCACCAACGTACACCTCACCAATAAAGGCAGGGGTCTTTTCCGCTTTCTCTATCTTGGAAGCTGCTACTAAGCTTTCCTTGAGGTCAATGCTAACAGGAGCATCAACAAGGGGCTTCATTTCGACGCCTTCGCAATAGATCTTTGCGTTCTTGTACGTTAAATGTGGTCCATGTTCATCGTATCGAACAGTGCTGGTCGCCCTAACATTGTTTTCACGTTTCACTTTTCGGTACACCCACCATGCAGCAACTCTATGATAGATAAACTTTCTAGAGAGTACTAGGAGGATGCCGATAGCCACTATTGTCACGGCTGCTATGAAAGCAACCCACCATTTAGACAAAATATCTTGTATTTGAGTCCACAGATTATGAAATTCATAAGAGCCAATTTGTGCAGCGGTTTCAACAACAGTGTCAACCACTGGTTTGAAAATTGCGACTGCTCCATTTACTCCTGTTTCTATAAACGCGGCCAGAAATGTGTCGTTAAATTGACTGATTGGTGTGTCGGAGCCCACCCGGATGTTTTGTCCGTTTTCCAGGGTGACGTGGCCGATCTCCTCAAATGAGACGGAGACTGTGCATGTGCCGAGGCACTCACATATGACCATGTCACGCCATGGAACCAAACAGGGGTTGGGTTTGGGCTTTATGCT